AATCGTCTATGTTCAAGTTCGAATTAGATAAGTCTTCTAGCGTAATAGAAACATTATCTACAGGTGTTTCATGCGAGTTACTTGTCAACTCAAAAACATCATCAAACATACTATCATCAATGCTTGTTACTGCTGCAGAGTTGATCTCTTCGTTATCCAGAATAGTTTCATTTTGAAGGATGTTAAGAGGAGGTCTATCTTTACATGATCCGCTGTTATTTTCGATCTGGGTCAATATAAATGAATAATCTTCAACGTCAAAATCTACATTCTTATGCTTTTTAAAAAATGTTGAATTAGCAAGATACTCAATATCGTCATAAATATTCACCTTGAAATCACGCTTTACTCCAATACATGTTCCATAGTATAGTATGCCATGCACAAATCCAAACTGTCTGTTTAATAGATTAGAAAAATACACAAACATTCCGTCGGTATATGCAGTATTATTGACATCATTCAAACTAGGATGTGAGATATCCTTATTGGATAGAGTTGGAAGATTAAATATACTGTCGTTATGGAACAGCTTTCCAATCATAAACTTATACGGATCAATAAGAGGTGCCAACTTACAGAATACATCTCGCTTTTCATGTTTAATATCAGTGTCCTTGGACAAATTCGTATTATTTTCGACTAAACATTTGTAGGTATTCGGGACTTCGCTATCTTTTGACACAACTTTATGAATAATATACGATGTGTCAAGAACTACGTTTTCATAATTTGTCTCAGTAAACTTGAAAAAGCGATTATAGATCGGTATATAATTCTGCACATTCTCCATATCCATTATATCCTTGTTTTTCATACTCTCGAACAAAACCTCATTCTTTTTTTTTGTGTAAGATATATTAGTTCTACACTCCTTCATTATCAACTACATACATTAATATCTAAATATTTTAACTTATTTAGTATATTAATTTAAGATTATCCACAAAAATCAGGGTTCGCGTTAAAACAACACTAGAATGAGTATTTAACTATACTATAGTAGAAATAATTATTCACAATATAAAGTAAATGTCACTTGAATTACAGAAGTTCAGTATGAAAGCAATTAGTTTTAAACCAGACGAATCAAAGGGACCAGTTTGTGTATTAATCGGGCGAAGAGATACAGGAAAGAGTTTCTTATGTAGAGATCTTTTATATTATCATCAAGACATTCCAGTTGGGGTAGTTGTGTCTGGCACAGAAGAAGGAAATGGATTTTATGGAAATCTGGTACCAAAACTTTTTATTCATAACGAATATAGCTCGGCTATCATTGAAAAATTACTTTTGCGACAGAAAACAGTTCTTAAACAGGTAAAGAAAGAACTTGAAACAAGAAAAAGAGCGACCATTGATCCTCGAACATTTGTTATACTAGACGATTGCTTATATGACGGATCTTGGGCAAAAGATAAGCTTATGCGATTACTCTTCATGAATGGAAGGCACTGGAAAGTTATGCTGATTATTACAATGCAATATCCTTTAGGTATCCCACCTACGCTGAGAACGAATATAGATTTTGTTTTCATTTTACGTGAGCCGTACATTGCTAATCGTAAACGTATATACGACAATTACGCTGGCATGTTTCCAACATTCGAATCGTTTTGCCAGGTTATGGATCAGTGCACGGAGAATTATGAATGTCTTGTGATAAATAATAACTCGAAATCAAATAAGCTGACAGATCAGGTTTTCTGGTATAAGGCAGATGCACATAGTAATTTTCGTCTTGGTGCCAAGGAGTTCTGGGAAATGTCAAAAAATCTTCCATCTGATGATGAAGATGAAAAATATGATCCTGGAAAAGTCAAGAAAAGAGGTGCTGGGCAAACAATTACAGTTAAGAAATCAAAATGGTAATCCACATGTCGTATGTGACAATTACATAGAAGATAATATGTCAATTGTATCTTGGGGTGTATCAACCGGATGTCCAATTATCGACGAATGATTTATGATAAGTTGATCATTTCCGTTATCTTCATATTTATCTCCAAAATAATGTATTTTGTCGTATTTATGAGTAACTTCTGGAATGACCTGGACTTTATCGTACTCACTTGGAAAAATAGAAATACCAACCTGACCTCCCTCATAAACAGAAACTCTATCGGATATGCCCATTTCCATTAGATCGTCTTTTAGTATACTGATTATTTTCTTTCTGTAGCCGTGCTCACTGTCCAACTTTTTAAACACTTCACGTTCATCAAGGGTTGCAGACATTCCAATGAGTGAGATATATAGTATTCCACATCTTAGATCAACAAAATGCCCCGATATTGTATAATCAACCTTCGATAAAAAGTGTAGACATTGTTTGACTAGCTTGTTTATTTGAGGATATAATTCATGATCTCTTATGTTTTTTTTGTGTATAGTTGAAAGCTGGTTAACTAACGAAATATTATTTGAAGGGCTATCGTCCTTTATAATATGATATATACAGCCACACTCGGTAAAATAATGGTTCATAGAAACGCCGTTCAATTGACATAACACCTTATCTATTTTTCCTCCACCAACAACTCCAATGTCATATCCTTGAGACTTTTTTGTAATAAGCATATCTCTCATTTTGTCATTTATCATCTGACTAGATTCCGCAAGAGTTCCATCTACATCAAAAAGTAGAAGATCTTTCATAACGATATATAATATTATTAGATATCGTTTAACTATATATTTTGTGTAATATTTTATTTATGCTTCACTGTCTTGAATAGACTTCAACACTTGTCCGAGACCCTTGTCGGTATCCTTGGATGATACAATATTGTCCCCCTCAAATAGCTCGGAGCGGATATCAGCAACCGATACAACATCATTCTTTGACAATGCACTCTCTTGGGTGTTCTTTCCAATATTAACCAGATTTCCATCCTCATCCACATCTTGGGTGAGGGTTGTATTGTTAGCGGTTGCCTTCTCAACATTCTCCTGAATTGCTGCCTGACGGGAATCTTTAAGACGTTTCTCGAACGTCGCCTTAGCGACATCCTGGTTCTTGGTCTTCTCGTGCATGAGTTGGTTAAGCTCGTCTTCCATAAACTCGACACGACCAGTCTTATACGCATCTGGATCCCACGGCATCCACATACCAACTGGACCAACAAACACATCATGATTTGGATCGATTTCACGCAACATTTTGCATCTAATCTCTGCCTCCTCTTGTGTAGGATAAGCACCGCGAACTTTCAATCCTCTCACAGATGTCTGAAAGTTGTGTTCACGGTTAAACTCGTCTTGAAGCTCGTCTTCCTTTGCATCCATAAAGTTCTTGTAATCGTCGTCGATTTCATTATGCTTTAAGCTATCAATCTCATCCTTTGCAAACTCTTTAAAATCTTCAAGGAGATCTTCATTTGAAAGACTATATTTGAAGGACAAGAAGTTAAGGAACTGATGATACTTCTCCATTCCTTTAGAAAGACTGTAACCTTGTAAAAACTTAGAAAAGAAGAACATTTCCTTCTTCTTTAACACAGCCTCGGGTGAAATAAACGATACGCATACAAACTTTTGGTTTGCAACGGGCTTATCTTCGTCTAGAACATCAACATACTTGGGGTTTACGGCACCATCTCCAGTTGTCCTCTTGTCAAAATTGCGGTTATCACTCACTCCGGTTGCACTCATAATACTTTATTCATGCCAGTATATTTAAGTTATTTATGTTGTTTATTCTTTGGATAGGATCTTAAATATCAACATATGTCTGCTATATTTAAACTGAGTAAAATGCATAATGTTAAAATTATTTTTCTCCTTATTTAGTATAATCAGTATGTTTGACGTGGCTGAATTAATTAAACGCGTTATTAAGTACCTTGTGGAAGGCATGATGGTTGCAATCGCCGCCTATGCCATACCAAAGAGATCACTTAACATGGAAGAAATTGCACTTCTTGCTCTTACCGCTGCGGCTACCTTCAGCATTTTGGATACTTATGTTCCTACCATGGGTGTAACTAGTCGTTCTGGTGCTGGATTTGGTATCGGAGCCAACCTTGTTGGTTTCCCAGGAGGATTATAAACTGATACAAAATAAGTGAACATATCAAGTAACGCCGTAAGATATATATATATATATATCAATAACATACGCTTGACATTTAGTTATGACTAAATGTCAAATATTTCGAACCTTCTCAAATATCAAATAGTAGCAATAAACTCCCAATTAAGCTCGTCACAAATCCTTTTCCATATAGTATCCTGTTCAATAAGCTTTTCTCGATCTTTTAACATGGGTATATGAATTAAAAAAGTAGTCTGATCTAATAGCTCAAACAACTTGTACAAAACGTAATAATAATGTAAAAAATTAACTCTATAATCAGGGCAGTGCTTTGCATAAGGATATTGGATCTCCATGAAAAAATTACATAGGATTTCTTCCAACTCCTGACTAATCACAACTGGCTTGATACCTAGCTTGTTCTTAATAAAATTAATATGTTCATAGTATTTGTTATATCCCAACTTTTTAAGAAGATCTTTACACTTGTAATAGGTAAGATCGGTTAATTCGATCCTCTCCTTTTTAATTTGCAGTTGTAAATCGTGTATCACTGGTTCGGGTATCTGAGTTGTTTCTTTTCCCTGGAATTGTGACAAAATTTCTTTAAAGTGGTTTATTTTCTTGTAAGCATAAAAACACACCTCTTTGGGGGGTTCTTTGTAAGAAGGTTTATCATTCTCCACCAAATATCTAACACTATTGTGACACTTGTTACATATTAAAACGCCCTCATCTTCTATTGGAATAAGTTCTCCTTTAAAGCACTGCTGACAAACATCTGTTGCATAAACGTACTTGTTCACATCAAGAAACGCATTGTCGACGTTTGACAAATATTCCTTGATGATGTTTGTGTTTGACTTCTCGGCACTTTTTTTTGTCTCTTCTTCTTCATTGTCTATCTTAAAAAAAGTATTTAGTTTAGTAACATTCTTACTTTCACAATCTCCCTCCGAAATATTCTTTTTGTTTTCAAAATAATCAAAGACATATTTAGAATTATCCAAAAAATAGTCGATCTTCTTCTTCTTTAGAGAGTTTACCTTTGATCTAACTTCTCGATATCTATCTTTTCTCACTAAATGTTGTTCTAATTTGCTACCAGATTTGGGGATGTGGTTCTTATGAAGTTTCTCTTGCAGAGAACTCTTCTCTTGTAGAAGATCCTCAACAGTTTCAATATCCTTCTCAAACTCTTCTAAATACTCACTATGTTTTCCATCCAAAGTGACAGTGCTCTTCTGATCAACTATAATTTTTTTGGTTGTTTTTGGCTTAAATGCTGGCATTACAACTTCTGAGAATAATTTCAATTAGTATACTTAATAAACATGATCACTTTATTTATTATTTATAGTAAATAGTTAATACGTACAGTTTTCCCTATATTGATTGATACTTGCAAATTATTGAGACAATGCATTATTATCACAGATTATTGTTATATAACTTATATAAATGGACATTTCTTACACAATGCCAACCGACATTCAAGTAGACAAAAAAACTTTTACCACAATGAACTTTCTATATAACGCAATTAATGAAGGCTGGACTGTGACAAAACAAAAAAACAAATATATTTTTACAAAACGACACGATGGAAAGAAAGAAGTATTCACAGAAACTTTCTTAGACAACTTTATTCAAACAAATTTAACAACCAATAAACGATTAATTTAGCGTAAGCTAGAGATTTTTTTTTCTTTACTGATAATATAAACTAAACATGGGAGGTGGACTTATGCAACTCGTAGCCTACGGCGCCCAAGACGTCTATTTAACTGGAAATCCCCAGATCACTTTCTGGAAGGTGACCTACCGCAGATATACCAACTTCTCAGTTGAGTCTATTGAGCAGACTTTCAACGGACAGGCCGATTTCGGTCGCCGCGTGACCTGCACTATCAGCCGTAATGGCGATCTTGCATACCGCACCTACCTTCAGGTGACCCTCCCTGAGATTAACCAATCTATGGGAACCCAGGCCGTCCAGAAGGTGTATGCCCGCTGGTTGGATTTCCCCGGTGAGCAACTCATCTCCCAAGTGGAGGTCGAGATTGGTGGCCAGCGCATCGACCGTCAATACGGTGACTGGATGCACATCTGGAACCAGCTTACCATGGCCAAGAGCCAGGAGTCTGCTTACCACAAGATGATCGGTAACACCACTGGTCTTACCTTCATCACCGACCCTGCCTTCGCCGACGTCGACGGACCCTGTGATGCCAACGCCCCTCGCCAGGTGTGTGCTCCTCGCAACGCCCTCCCCGAGACCACCCTTTACATTCCCCT